CTGGAGAGCTGAAACAGGCACGACATCTGTACCTAATCCCCTAAGCAGAGTTAATGAATTTAAAAAAGAAGTATTAGATAAAACTGCTGTAGGTAGGGTAGAAGAAAAAGTTGGTGCTGGCATTGCTGGCGCAATTGAAAAATCAAAAAGTAAACCAAATTTATATAAGTATGCAGTTAATCCCGCTCTTCAAATAATGGGGGGGATTGGCAATGTAATTAGTGCCGTTACTCAAACAGTAGCAACTCCTTTTCTAGCAGCAGAAGCATCACGTCAAGGCAAGACACAAGGATTTGTACAAAGCTTTAGGTTTGCTAGAGAGCAAGCTAAAAAGATTTCAATGGGTCAAGCTGTTGCTACCACTGCTGGTCAACTTGCTGGAAACTTTCTTCCAGATCAAATTACACCAACATTTATGGATGAAGACTTTAACGTCTTTGATGATAAACAAAGAAACCAAGCATATAAGAATGAGTTTCTTGGATGGATTGCATCTGGAAGTACAGACCTAGGACTTGCCCTGCTTGGAAGTAAAGGTGTTGGTAGTGCTGTTAAGGCAGCCAAAACCACAGCACTTGGATCTGAAAAGATAGTAACCAAAGCTGATCAAGATTTATTTAAAAAGAATTTAGAAGATGCAGTTGCATGGGGTACTCGTAATGATGGAACTCCACCACCTACAGGTCTATCTAAATTAGTAGATGATGCAGTTAAGACCAAAGATGTAAGCAAGATTATTGCTAACCCATTGGTATCTAACGGATCTAACCCAAATCGTTCTGCAGCCATTATGGCTCGCATCGATAACCACAGAGATATGGCTGATTACTTACTAGCCGAGCGTGGAGATAAAGTAGCTTTCCAAAGATTCTTCTCAAGATCGCCTTTAATGGCTGATCATTTAGATAACTATGGAATAAATAACATAGATCCGATTTCGGATCTATCTAAGATTCATACAGAAGCACTTGATCCTAAGTTAACTCCTAGATATCAACAACTTATCGACGATAAGAAAGCAAGAGACCGAGAATTTAAATACGCTTTAGATAGTTTTAAAGATGATATTAACATAGGTCAGTTCTCATCTTATCAACCAGGTAAGTTTGCATCTATTGAATCAGTTAAACTTGCTAAAGAAAAACTTAAGCTTGAAGCTAAGTTTGGTGATTTAAAGTTATTTGGTAAAGATGGTGGCAACGGTTGGCGTACTCAAGTTTACCAATCATCACCATATGATCGTGTTATTCGTACTATTGCTTGGGTAGGCTCAGGTCGCCCACAGGGAATGATCAATATATCAAACCCACGTAAGTATGAATCAGCAATGGATGTGCTTTCAGACCTAAATCGTCTACAGATTCTTCGTGGCAAAGAAGGTACTGACTTTAAACGCAAAATGGTATCTAGGTTTTTAAATGCCCAAGATGATACCCAACGTGCAATTGCCTTAGATTACATTGAGCAACAAGTAATGTTGCGTCTTGCTAAGTTTGCAGGTGCTGGAGATGTTCAAGATATTAGAACTGCTGCTGATCAAGTTAAATTAATTACCAGTTGGCATGAAGGAGTTAAAGGTCGTCGTCAAACCATCAAGGAGTATGCCACAAAAAATGGTTTTATTCCAGATGAAAACGGTGGAATTAACGTAAGCAACTTCTTTTCTATATCAAATGAAGCATCAATTATTCCAATGCTTGATTTTCGTAAGTTAGAAATAGAAGTTATATTAAATTCTAAAAGAACTTTAGGTGCAAGGTCACCAATTACCGCTGGACAGGTTAGAGGAGCAGTTACCTCTAAAGGTCTTATGGGTACTGGTGAGTTTTTAGACTTAGCAAATGCAACATTCAGCAATTTAAACTTAATTCGTCTTGCTTATATCCCAAAGAACTCAATAGTTGATCCATTTGCTAGAGCAAGCATGGCTCTTGGTAACTTAAGTTTACTTAAAAATGCAATTCCAGGTGTAATGAACCTTGTTCATAACAACAGTTTGCGTATAGATTCAGCAAAAAGGTTTATACCAGGGTCTCCATCTAACCATGCTCGCAAAGTAGAGAAGCAAGCACAGAAAGAAATGGACATTCTTGCTGGTGAATTAAAGCCAGTGGTCGAAAGATGGGAAACTGCTCAAAAAACTCTTGATGCTGCAGAAGTTAAACTAAATGCTGCCATCGCAGCACAGGCAAAAGCTGAAGCAGCACTACGTAAAGCAACTAAAAACAATAAAGCAGACCTTACTGCTGCTAAAAACAATGCAGATTATCAGATGTTTTTGGCTCAAAGAGAGTTTATTGATGCGGATGATGCATTAACCAATAGTGCCGACATGGTAAATGGTGTTTCTTCTTTAATGAAAAAACATCGTGAGGTTCTTACTACTGCTGCAACACACAGAGCAGAATTAAAGAACTATAAATACTTAGGACAAGACAAAGAGATCCTAGAAGTTGGCGGTAAGAAATATACTATTGATGGTTTAGCAGATCCAAACATTCGTGGAGCAAGTGCATATCTTGCTGAGATGGATACCGCTGCTAACTTTATTAATACTCAATCACAATCTCAGATTTCTAGACAATTAAGAGCTGATGGCACACGATTTGTAACTATTCCACGTAATGAAGTCAAGCCATACATGAATGCTTTGACACATATTGCTAATCGTCAGATACGTCAGGAATTAGATCTACCACTTGGAATGATGTTCCGTGGTGATTCACCTATTGAGATTGTTAGATGGTTATACAAGGATACTAAAGGTGCTGAGTATCGCCGTCGTATGGAATCTCGTGCTGGTAGACCAATGGGTCAAGATGATTTCTTAAACTGGGCTACAGCAACTCAAGATAAATTGTTTAAGATGTATCCAGATCCAAACATTCGTAATATCATCTTAGATAGAAACGTCAGCATTGATGAAATGACTGCAGCGTTAAAGAATAGACCAGATTTACTACCTGAAATCGATGGACCAAACATTGATCTATCTGATTTAAACAATATAGAACGTGGTCTTGTTAAGACTCAAGGTGCTATTGATGCAGCATGGAGAGTATTGGCTGCAGCTGAAAATAGAATGGTTCGTAATCCACTCTTCCTTACATATGTAAGAGAAGAAATGAAGGATCTTATTGCAGCAGCACAACGAAATGGTATAGATCCATCAGATGCTGTAGTTAATAACCAGTTTCGTCAGGTTGCATATCGTAAAGCCACAGATCGTGTAGAGAGAACCTTGTACTCCTCACGTCGTCTAAGCAATGGTATGTATGCAGCACGATTTGCAATGTCATTCCCTCTAGCATTCTTTAACTCACAGGCTGTGGCTCTTCGCCTTATGGCAAAGAACCCAGTAAATGCTTACTGGTATGGAACAATTGCTAATGCTTTTGATAACTTTGAATCTTATGAAGATGATGAAGGCAATACTTACAAGAAAGCATCTGACGCCCCGCCAGGTACTAAACTAACAGTTAGATATCCAATACCTTATGGTGACAAATTGCCAAAGGCAATTAAAGATTCACTTAAACCATTTACTGACCCTCGTGGCGGTGGAGTAAGATTTAATCCAAAGCAAATGGAGTTCATGGTTGCTGATCCAAGCGTATCTTGGTTTGGTGGAGTTGCATTATCTGAACTTGTTAAAAATGGTATTAATGCCCCAGGTGGATTATGGAAAGTTTATGGCGAAGATATATCAGAAGCTTTAAGAAATACTTTTGGTGATGACTTCTATGAGAATAGTTTACTTTATGGTGGCTATCCAATTGAAGGAAAGAACGCTTTCTTTACTACAGCAAATGCAATAATACCAAGTTATTTGCAGTCTTTAATAGATGCAGGTAAGTTCCCTGGATTTAAAAGTGAGCGTTTTGCTGATGATGTAAACATGATGTTTAGAGTTCAATACTCTGAATGGGATCGTAATGGTCGTATAGGTAATCCACCTAACATGGATTCTGCTGCTAAAGCAGCAGCCAATATGGCTTTTATTAGATCTATAACCCAGTTCTCTGCACCAATTTCTGTTAGCTTTGATCCAGTAACTAGAGCTGCAACTCAATACTATAGCGATTTAGTAGAACAATTTAATGGTGATTACGATAAAGCCCAAGATAGATTTGTTCAAGATTTCGGTGTTGATGGTCTAGCATTTATTGGATCTAACCGAAAGAACATAGCGGGAGTAGCAGCAAACTTATCTGATATTAAAATGCTACGTAATAACCCAGAGTTATTAGAAAGTATTGGTCGTTACGATACCAAGTTTGCTCAGATGTTATCTACTGGTTATGGCGATTTAACAGATGAATACTCAACTGAAGTCGCTGCGATATATAAGAAGTTAAACTTTCCTGGTGGATATAACTCACCATTGACTCAACAAAAAAGTGCTGAAGAAGTAAGGGCATCTGTTGAGGCAAGACGTGGTTGGTATGAATATGACAAACTCTCTAAGTGGAGAGATGCCATGATGTATCAATATGGTATTAAAAATACCTCAGAAGCTAGATATGAATCTAGCGGTATACAGGCATACTTTAATGAACAAGTAAGTCAGATAAGCCGTGAGTTTAAAGGTTGGGCTGATGAACGTTCTCAGGGTCAAAAAGACTTTTGGAATGTAACCATACCAGTAATTGAAGAGATTGTTTCTAACCAGAAGTGGATGAGCCATGCTGGTAAACAAACTAATAAATGGAATGAAATTGCTTTCTATTTACAGCAAGTTAAGCAATGGAAAAAAGATTACGACTTGGTCATGAATGACCCACGTCGTGAAAGAGATCTAAGAACTCAATTGTCTCAATGGCACTTTGATTTCCTACAAGTAGCAGGAGATGATTTTGATACATTCTCAGCAAGGTGGTTTGAAAACATGCCTCAACTAAATCCAGATTCGGCGGTAAAATAATGTCAACTAATTTTGTTTATGGTTCTGGCAACCCAAATCCTGGTTTTGTTTCACCAGCAAATCCTCTTCCAACACTTCAAGGAAGAACAAATCCAATATCCCTACCTGGTGTTTCGGGTGGAGTTACTATAGAAGAAGGAAAAGCTTGGTTTAAGTTTCTCAAGAATAATAACAAAGCACGTTATGATGAGTTAGTTAGAGAAATTGTTGCAAGAGGTGTTCCTAAATCAGCAGCAGCAAAAGTATGGAGCGATGCTCTCGAATGGGTATCATCAATTGGTTCACCAAGTTCTAACCCAGAAGACTACTTAGATGTTTTAGATCCATCAGATTACGCTGGTGCAACTAAGAAGTACGGAACAACCAAAGTACGTGATGAACGTATAACCAAATACAGTCCATCTGCTGGTGCTCAAACTATTTCCGATACTATGGAACAAGAGCTTGGTCGTACTGCATCTGCTAATGAAATAGCAGCAGGAACTACAGCAATGAATGTTGCTGCTACAAAAGAACCTTCTATATTTGAAGGAACTACAACTACTGCTCCTGGTGGTAAAGGTTTTGAGTTAGGTCAAACTACAACCAAAGGAACGCAAACAACTGGATTTGATCCAACTATGTTTGCTCGGAACTTTGCTCGTAGCCAACCAGATTTTGCGGAATCATTTGCTGCTAAAAATGTATTAAAAATTATTAGTGGTTTACTAACAGATCCAAATGCTATTGGAGCGGTGGTGGGCGATGGCAGATAAATATACCGTTAAGTCTGGCGATACATTATCAAAGATTGCTGCAGCTAATAAGACAACAGTTGCAAAGATTGTTGCTGCCAACCCAGCACTAACTACCAACCCTAAATATAATGGTGGTAGAACAATATTTTCTGGAACTAAACTTACTATTCCAACTACGGTTAATACATCTAAGCCAGTAGTTAATACACCAGGAATCCCACCTGTAACTGGTAGCACAACCAGTTATGCTCCTGGCAGCAGCACAGTTGTAGATACTGGCGTATCTTCAACTGGTGCTACTCAAATGGATACATTATCCATGGCTCAACTTCAAGCCAAATTTGGTATTGCTGCTGCAATTATTGGTTCAGATAAATCCCTTCAAGATGCAATAAATAAAATTCTTGGTCTTGATGGTAGCGGAACCATGATTACAGATCCATTCTTGCAACAACAAATTATTCAGGGTACTGCTTGGTATAAGAACCAAACAGATACTCAACGTAAGTATACATATTTTAAAGAGTCTAATCCTGGGCAATATGCTGCAGATTTACAATTAAACGCAAGCAATATTATTAAACAATACGCAGGCAATGGTTTAAGTATTACCGCTGCCGATGCTATCAAGTATGCAGATCAAATGATGCAACAGGCTGTTATTAAAGACGGCAAGGTTGTTAGATACGATCAAGACTTTTTAAATAAGTTAATGGCTGATTCTATTAAGTTTGATAAAACAAATACTTTTGAAGTTGGCGGAAAGGTCATCTACGACCTTGACGGAAAGCTTGAGACTATGGCTCAAGCTTTATATGAAAGAGCATGGGATTATGGATACCCAGCAACAACTTCAAATGAAGGATTTAAAAAGTGGTTTGAGGCATCAATTAAAGGATTGGTTGCTGGAACATTAAACCCAGAAGATGTTGACAATGAATTAGAACAACGTGCTATCTCATTATTCCCTGGCTTAAAAGACAAGATTGCTCGTGGTGAGACATTAAGACAAGCAGCCGATCCATATCTACAAGCTATTGCCAATACATGGGAAGTTGATGCAAACTCTATAGATCTTAATAATGACACAGTACAACAGGTTCTTAACTATACAGATGATAAAGGAAACATTGTGCCAATGAATCTTTATGGTGCTAAAAAAGCAGCACGCCGTCATCCTAACTGGGATTTCACAGAGACTGCTAAACAAGAAAAGACAAATATTGGTGCAACAATTCTTAGAGATCATGGGTTCCTAGCATGAGTGCATTAGACGCAGCAAACTGGGCAAGAACTGTTGGCGCATTTCAAGAAGTATATAAAGCAGCTAGTACACCTGCGCCTGTTGCAAAACCAGAAGTAAGTTATCGTGTTCAACCTGGTGATACATTAAGTCAAATTGCTAAAGCTAACAATACAACTGTAAAAGAATTACTTGCTATAAATCCAGCACTGACTAGTAATCCTAAATATGATGGTGGAAGAACTATCTTTTCTAACACAAAGATTGTTTTAGAACCAGCGGTTAAGGCTACACCAGATTCTAGTAATTTTGATCCTGGGCGTTTTCGTCAAGGCGAAGAGCGTGATAGGGGAACAAATACTACAACCTCAACTGCTACTACAGATACAACAACTACTACTGCGGATACAAATACTACTACTGCGGATACAAATACTACTACTACAAATACAGCAACTACTACCAACACATCCACTGGTACATCTACTGGACCAGCGGTAACATTTGTTGAGCCAGTTGCTGCAGCAACCGCAGGAGTTCAAGATCAAATTCTTGCATTACAAGCACAGATTGCATCAATGCAAGCTGCTGCTGCAGCAGAAGCTGCTAAGCCAAAAGTTGTTGGTCAACAAACTGTACGTAAAACTGGTGGCGTAGTTGAAGTTTACTACACTATGTCAGATGGAACCAGAGGTTCTTTAATAGAGTCATATAAAGACTTTGGTGCTCGTGATTCAGTAATGAAGATGTTTGAGAATACTGGATTAGGTCAAGCTTATATTGATTCTTTAATGCAGACAATTGATAAAGTTTACGAAGAGAACATAGCACCAACTGACGCACAGGTTCTTAATAGTATTTACAATAGCCAAGCTTATAAGACACGGTTTGCTGCTAATGAAGCAATTAAAAAGCGTATGGCAGATGGTAAAGGTCGTCCTGGAGACAGACTTTTAACCCCATATGAATACATTCAAACTGAAAAAGCTTACGAGGAAATCCTTAGAGAAGCAGGTCTTCCTACTGGATTCTATGACCAGCAAGAAGATTTTACTAACTTCATTGCTATGGGCGTAAGCACAGCAGAATTAACTGATCGAGTTAACATAGCAAGAAATGCTTTAAACAATGCTGACGAAGGAATTAAGACAGCACTTAAAGATTACTATGGATTAACCAATGAGGACTTAACAGCATATCTTCTTGATAAAGATAGAGCAATGAACTTAATTGACTCTAGATTTAAATACACAACTGAAGAAGCTAAGAAGATGTACACATCTGCTGAAATCGGTGGAGCTGCACTTCGTGCAGGTCAGATGTCTGATAAAGCATTTGCTGAAGAGATCTACACTGCTGGTAAAGCAGGTCAAGCAGAGTCTGCATTCCAGACTGCTGCTGCACAACAAAGAGATTACAGAAGATTAATGGGTCTTTATGGTGAGACCGCTGGAGAACAAGATGTTGCTCGTGAAGAGTTAGCACTTGCTGGTGGTACAGATGTAACCATGAAGAAGAAGAGACTTGCTTCTAAAGAAAGAGCATTGTTCCAGCAAAAGTCTGCAATCGATGCAACATCTCTTGCACGTCGTAATAAAACAGCAGACGTATAAATAGTTTCCGTTCCTGACCGACCAGCCCAGGTAACGTGTATAAGTCTGGTAGTCATCACGTCTACGAATCACTTCCCCTGGTGAGGAGTACGTGTGGTGCAAGCCCGATGAGGGTCCAATCAACTAATAGGGAGAAACGCAATGGCAGAATATACAGAGTACGAGTTCGAGGATGATACCGAGGACTATGGTACTGATCTAGTAAAGAAACTACGTAAGCAAGTTGATGTACTTTCCAAGCAACTTAAGGAAAGAGATCAAGTTATTGAAGAGTTTCAAACTTACAGTCATGAGGCTTCAGTAGGAGAAATTCTACAAAGCTTTGGACTAAATCCAAAAATCGCTCAGTTCATTCCATCGGATATTGAAGCCGACGAGGATGCAGTTTCTGAATGGTTAACCGAATACGGCGAAGCTTTTGGTATCACTGCCGTTGATGAATCAGAATCTAGTTATGAACCAGATGCTGACGCTCAATCATTTGAGCAAATATCAGACTTTGAGAATAGTGATATTGACCCAAATGTTGGTCAAGATATTGCCTCTCTAATTGCTAATGCAAGTAGTCCAGAGGAATTAACTAACTTCTTAAAACGCTGATAGTCCATATCAACCCCTAATAGAAGGAAATTATGCCTACTACCCCAGCAACATCAACAACGACATCGACGATGTCGAACTTGATCCAGACGGCGTATGATAAGTATATCGAGTTTAACCTTCGTTCAGAACCAATGTTCCGCAAGTTTGCGGACAAGCGTCCTGTCGATGTAACAAACCCTGGTAATACTATTGTATTCCAAGTCTACACGGATCTATCTCGTGCTACATCAGCACTAACACAGACACAAGATCCAGATGCAGTACAGTTGAACAACACTAACAAAGTAAATGTTACTGTTGATGAATACGGTAACTCCGTAATTACAACTGAGCGTCTTGCTCTTGAGTCTCTATCTGCAATCGACCCAGCAGTTGCCGACATGTTGTCATTTAACATGCGTGACTCACTTGACTCACTAGTATGGGGCAAGTTGACATCACTAGCAACTGGTCGTTACACAGGAACATCATCTGCTGATGAGTCAACTATTAATGGAGAGAACGTATCTTCATCTACTTCAGCACCTTACATCACTGCAGCTCTTGCTCGCAAAGGTGTAGCAAGACTACGTGGTGCAAATGTGTCACCTCGTGATGGTGGTTTCTATACAGCACTTATCCACCCAGATGTGTCTTATGACCTTCGTTCAGAAGCACAATCAAGCGGATCTGCTGTATGGCAGTTGCCACATACTTACACCGAAGCAGGTGTAGGTAACCTATGGACAGGTGAAATTGGAATCTACGATCAGATTCGTTATATCGAAACTCCTCGTGCTGAGTCCATTTCAGGTTCAGGTACATCAAAGGTTTATGCAACTGTTCTTCTTGGTAAGCAAGCTCTTATCGAAGCAGTTTCATATGAGCCAAAGACTGTTATCGGTCCAGTAACCGATAAGTTGATGCGTTTCCGTCCAGCAGGATGGAAGGCTTTGATTGGTTGGAACATCTTCCGTAAGGAAGCACGTTACGTTATCCAAACAAAGTCAAGCATAGCTCAGGCTTAGTTTAAAGAAGAGGGGCTGGCAACAGCCCCTCTTCACCTACTAAAAGAAAGAAGATAGATATGCCAATGGTAGAAGGTAAGAAGTTTCCGTATACTAAAAAGGGAATTGCTGCAGCTAAAAAAGCTTCTATGAAGCACGAAAAGACTGAAGGCAAAATGGAAAGAGAAATTGAATACGGCAAGAAAAAGATAGGCGTTAAGAAGCCTAAACTAAAGAAGAAGAAGTAATGAAAAAGAATAAAGTTGAAAAGGTAATGCGTGAGTTTAAAGCCAAGAGTTTACATTCTGGCAAAGGCGGACCAGTGGTTAAGTCTCGCAAACAGGCAATTGCTATAGCTTTATCTGAAGCTGGTATGTCCAAGAAGATGGGCGTAAAGAAACCTAAAGTAAAGAAGAAGTCATGAAAAAGAAAGTTTGGAATACACCTAACCCAAAAAAGATTTCAAAACCTTTAACATCATCTCAAAAAGCTGCAGCCAAGGCTGCTGCTAAAGCAGCAGGGCGTAAGTATCCAAACCTTGTTGACAATATGAGGATGGCAAAGAAGAAGAAGTAATGTCATCTGGTCAATATAAACGCCATGATGGCTTTAATCCAATACAAATTAAAAATGGAATGGTAGTTCGTGTCCGTAAAGATGGACGAATCCAATCCATACTAGGCAAAGTTGGAGAGTATAATAAGAATGGCAACAGACTCAAGGCTTAAAAGAGCAGGTGTATCTGGCTTTAATAAGCCAAAGCGTACACCTAATCATCCTAAAAAATCACATGTTGTTGTAGCCAAGTCTGGCTCACAAGTTAAAACCATTAGGTTTGGACAACAAGGTGTATCTGGATCTCCTAAAAAGTCTGGAGAAACCAAGTCTTATCGTCAGCGTAGGCAGTCATTTAAAGCACGTCATGCCAAGAATATAAACAAAGGCGTTATGTCAGCAGCATATTGGGCAGATAAGGTGAAGTGGTAATGACAAAGATATTTCGTGGACCTACCTATCGTTATAAACTTGGTCGCCCTAATGATCTTTGGTTTGTATCTTATCCAATTGGCAAGAGTGTAATTAAAAACAATGGAACATGGCAGACAGTTATTGTTCCTAAAGACAGCGATCTTGCTACATATGACCGTGTATTGCGTGGCGGTTATGACAATGTTATTACGGACGCCGAGGCTGCTGAGTTAACAGCAGCTGGCTATGGAGATTATATCTGGGATGAGTAACTGTAGATCTGGTTGTAAGACCCAAGACCATGCTAACTGGGGCGAATGTGCAAGAGCAGCAAATTTTAGTATTACAGATCCACTGGCTAATGCGGTATCTAAGCAAGCCAATTCAGAATTAAATGCGTATAGAGAAGCAAGAAAACAAGGTATTCAACCTAGGTCTACAAAGATGCATGATATCAAGGCTGCTGTTATGGCATCCGATAAATTAGGAAAGGCGGTTCAAGCATAATGGCTACGTTAAATCAGTTAACAGAGCAAACGCTTGGTGAAGTTAGTGGTTATGTAAAGAACCAAGAGTCGGTAACTATTGCAACTAATACCGTTACATCTGGTGATATATCAATAACAGTAGATGATGCTTCTGCTTTAAGTAAAGGTATTATTGAAATTGATGATGAATTAATATATGTAAAGAAATCAGTTACAGCATCAGGAACTATTCAAGTTTTAGGAACATCAGCAAATCCAACTGGTAGAGGGTGGCGTGGTACTACCGCTACTAGCCATGTATCTGGATCAGTTGTTAAGAACAACCCCATGTTCCCACGTAGTCAAGTTAAGCGAGCTATCCTAGAAACAATCAAAGGAATGAACTTTCCTGTTATCGCTAACGAAACATTTACATTTAATGGTAGTGATTATTCTTATGTAATGCCAGATTCTTTAGTAGATATTACTGGAGTATCTTGGGAACTGCCAGACTCTACAGGAGTCTGGGCTTTAATCAAGCGTTGGAGATTAGATACTAACTATCTAAACGGTGCATCAACTGGTCAAGCTTTGATTCTAAATGAAGCCCCTATGCCTGGTCAGACAGTTCGTGTTCAATATACAAAGTATCCAACAACTATTACTGATAACCAAGAGTTAACAGTAAGTGGTTTACCAGCATCATGCGAGGATGTAGTTCGCCTTGGTGCTATGTATCGCCTGTTATCAACAGTCGATCCAGGTAAGGTAATTGCTACATCGGTATCTGCTGATGCTTTAGATCAACCTGTTTCAGCTGGTGCTTCTACAAACACAGCAAAATATATTTTCCAACTTTATACCGTCCGCTTAGCGGAAGAGGTATCAAAGCAACAAGCCAACTTCCTAAACACTATACAGTACTCGAGGTAATAAATGCCATCACCATCACGCTATTACAGTTCGACTGCTGCTAAAACAACCTTAGCGGATTCGATCTCTTCCTCAGCAACTAGCTTAACGCTATCTGCTGCGTCTAATTTACCAGCACAATATCCTTATACGCTTATCCTTGAAAAGGATACAGCAAATGAAGAGGTTGTTGAGGTAACTGGTCTTGTAGGTTCTTCCTACCAGATCACTCGTAACATTGACTCATCTGGTGCTAAAGCACACGCTGTTGGTGCTAACGTCGAGCATGGTGTATCGGCTAGAGATTTTACAGATTCAAGAGCACATGAAGTAGCAACTACTGGAGTTCATGGAATAAGTGGCGATGTTGTTGGAACCAGTGGATCTCAAACACTTGTGTCTAAAACTTTAACCGCTCCAATTATTGCTGGTGCTACTATATCTGGAGCATTTACATCTACTGCTACAATTACTGGTGGAACAATTACAGGCGCAATAGTAACTGGTCTTGCTACACCTACTGCTACATCAGATGCTGCAACCAAAGGTTATATTGATACATCTGTAACTAGTGCAGCAGCATCTGCTACAGCAGCTGCTACTTCAGCTGCAAGTGCTTCAACATCAGCTTCATCAGCAGCAACCTCTGCTGCGAGTGCTTTAACTAGCCAAACTTCAGCAGCAACCTCTGCTAGTTCGGCTGCAACATCGGCTGCAAGCGCAGCCACATCAGCAAGCACTATGGCTGCAAGCGTTAGTTCAGCACAAACAAGTGCTTCAAGTGCAGCAACAAGTGCTGCTTCTGCTTTAACATCACAAACTTCTGCAGCCACATCAGCAAGTAGTGCTGCAACTTCGGCGACATCGGCTGCTAATAGTGCAACCGCTGCTGCATCATCTGCAACTACTGCTGCTGCATCTGTTGCAACAATTGCTAGTTATGCAGATGCTGCTGCTACCTCAGCAACTTCGGCATCTAATTCAGCAACCGCAGCAGCTACCAGTGCATCTAGCGCAGCAACATCTGCCTCTAGTGCAGCAACAAGTGCATCTACTATGGCAACTAGCGTTTCTTCTGCACAAACTTCCGCATCTTCTGCTGCTACATCGGCTTCATCTGCAGCAACATCAGCATCTGCTGCTGCTACTAGCGAAACTAATGCAACTGCATCTGCAACACTGGCTAATGACTGGGCAACTAAAACTACTGGTGCTGTAGCAGGTGGAGAATACTCAGCTAAGTATCATGCTCAAGCAGCAGCAACAAGTGCATCTAGTGCATCTGCATCGGCATCAAGTGCTGCAACCAGTGCATCTAGTGCTGCTACAACATATGATAATTTTGATGATAGATACTTAGGAGCAAAAGCATCAGCCCCATCAGTAGATAATGATGGTAACGCACTTATTACTGGTGCGCTGTACTTTAATTCAACAACTGGAATTATGGGTGTATGGTCAGGATCTGCATGGGTTGCAATTAATACAACAAGTTCGTATTCAGCACCAACACTTGGTTCAACACTTATTGCATCTGGTACAACCGTAACAACAATTGAAGGTTTTACAAAACTAGTATCAACAACATATGCATCACTAGATGCGGACTCAAAAGAAATAGACAACACGCTCATGGGCATCATGGGTGCGTACTAAGGAAGGTAGTAACTAATGGCTACAACAACTAAGGCTCTTGCTAGAACAGCAGCAGCCACTTCAAGTACAACTCTCTACACTTCGCCAAATACATCTACGGTTGCAATAGTAACCAATATTGTATTAGCTAATGCTGCGACCAGTGCATCAACTGCAACTATTGCTATTGATGGTGTAGTAATTGTTCCAGCAATTTCACTTGCTGCAAACTCTGTAGTTGGGTTTGATATGAAGCAGGTTATACCTGCTGCTAACCCAGCAAAGACAATTACTGGCTTTGCTTCAACTTCATCTGTAACGATCCATATCAGCGGAGTGGAGATTGCATAATGACATTTCAACAATATCCTTTTAAAGGTGGTATTCCATCAGGTAATACTGCTGGTCGCCCATCTAACCCTGTTATTGGCGATACTTATTACAACGGTCAAGTAGAAGCATTAGAAATTTACAATGGCACAACTTGGAAAGTAGCAAAAACTGAGGGCTTTCCACCTGATGCACCAACAATTTCTAGTGTAACAGACTCATCTACATCTCTTGCTTACTCATCAACTGCTGGAACTTTAGATGTTGTTTTTGTTCCAGCAGGTACTGGTGGAACAGCAACTCAATATAATGCATATACTACAACAGGGGGACATAGCGGTTTTACAACAGTAGGTTCAACAGTAAAAATTACAGGATTGACACCTGGCACTGCTTATACTGTATATGGTAACGCTCAAAATGGTAGTGGAACTTCAACTAACACAGCCAATGCTAGTCCAGTAACTCCAACGACATTGCCACAAGCACCGACTATTGGAACAGCAAGTACATCAGGTACTACAAGTGATGTTACAGTTACTTGGACATTAGGTAGCGATGGTGGTAAAAATCTTTCATCAATTACAATTACTCCATACTTAAGTGGAGTTACTGCACAGACTTCACAAAATGCTGCAACAACAAGTTCTACATCACATACATTTACTGGCTTAACCCAAGGTTCTGCATATACTTTTAAAGTTAAAGCAACAAATGCAAATGGTGTTGGAACGGAAAGTTCTGCTACTAATTCAGTAACAATACCATCACTTATTACAGTAAATTATCTTGTGGTTGGTGGCGGTGGTGGTGGTGGAGTTGGTAATAACGCTGGTGGTGGTGGTGGTGCTGGCGGTGTCCGTTCAACTATTACCGCAACTGGTGGTAGTGGTTCTTTAGAGTCTGCCCTAACTTTAGCAATAGGTACAAATTATACAGTAACTGTTGGCGGTGGCGGTGCTGCTGTTGGTACTAGTACCACTACTGGTAATAATGGTGTTAGCTCTGTATTTAGTACCATTACTGCGACTGGCGGTGGTGGCGGTGGTGGAATTGGTGATGGTAATTCTGGTGGTTCTGGCGGTGGTGGCGGAAGTAATAGCGATGGCGCAACAAAAAATGGTGGTACTGCTTCTCCATCAGGACAGGGATTTGCTGGTGGTACTGGAAAACACGCACCAGGACTATACGAAGGTGGTGGTGGCGGTGGTGGTGCTTCAGCCGTTGGCGCAAATAGTAATACTTCTACTGGCGGTGCTGGTGGTGCTGGTAGAGCGATATCTATTACTGGCTCATCCGTAACCTATGGCGGTGGCGGTGGCGGTGGTGGAAATCAGATTGGAAATGGTGGCACAGGTGGTGGTGGCAATGGTGGAAGCGGTGCAAATGGTAGTGCAGGTTCGGCAAATACTGGCGGTGGTGGCGGTGGAGTCATGCAAAATTACAGTTCAGGTACAGGTGGTTCAGGTGTTGTAATCCTTCGCTGGACAACAACTGCTGGGAATATAACTGTTGGTGCAGGACTTACTGCTGATGCTACTGGTACTGATGGTTCATTTTCATACAAACGAATTACTGCTGGTAGCGGAAATGTGAGTTGGTCATAATGGCACATTATGCATTGATAAATAAAGACAACATAGTGGTTAATGTAATTACTGGTGTTGATGAAAATATAATCCAAATTGATTTAGATGGTACACAAGTTGGTGGTTCATCTGAGGCGTGGGAACAATTTTATGCTTCTCGCCCTTGGTTTGAAGGATTGACTTGTAAAAGAACATCATATAACGGAAATATCCGTGCTAATTATGCAGGTGTAGGATATAAATATGATGAGGACTTTGATGTATTTATTGCCCCTCAACCATATCCTTCTTGGAAGTTGAATTACACAACCTTTCAATGGGAACCACCTATACCTATGCCAGAAGGAACAGAAGAATACTTTTGGAAATGGTCTGAATATAATAAAGAGTGGATTAAGGTAGTAATACCTTCTGCTTAAAAAAACACCTGAGCATGTGTTTAAACTGCTCAACTAATTAAACATAAGGGGATACAAATGAAATCATTTAAGCTATCTAAAAAACAAATAGCAGCAATCAAGTCATATTTACGTGCAGTTCTTGCATCTGCAATTGTTATGGGTATTGCTTTGCTAACAGATCTTGCTCCACAATATGCGGTTCTTATCGGCGCAGTAGCTGCACCTCTAGCCAAATGGGCAGATAAGAATGAAGGCGAATTTGGAATAGGTTCTAAAGAGTAATGTCTACCAACGAATGGGCTGGTATCGCAGTAGCGGTTACCACAATAGTCGCCAGCTTTGCTGGCTCAGTTCGTTGGCTAGTTAAACACTACCTTGCAGAATTGAAACCAAATTCAGGAACCTCGATGCGTGACTCCATCGACAGACTAGAAAAAAGGATTGACAGTTTATACGAACTAGTGGCAGGAAAGAGTAATGGATGAAACCTGTTGTCAAGAAAGCCACACCTGCTGCAATTGCTGTGCTGCGCCAAGCGACGGCGTTGTTTCCAAAGAGGAAGAAAGCAAGCGATGGGCTACTACCATCTGCTGCTCACCTAAAAGCCAGTCCTGATTCAGACCATAATACTGGTCTAGCAGCAGACCTTACCCATGATCCTATTAATGGAGTCGACTGTAAAGATATTTACAATCGACTTAAAGAAGACGATAGAGTTTCTTATTTAATATTTGATGGTCGTATTTGGTCTAAGCAAAAAGGCGATAGAAAATATACTGGTGCTAATAAGCACACAAAACATTTACATATATCCATCAAAGAAGAGTGCGCTAAAGACACATCATCATGGTTTAAATGGATGGAACAACCAGAAAAGAAGTAGGAGATAAGGCGTGGCAACAACCAACAAATATCTTAAAGGCGATCTGCCTATTGCAATCAGCACCAATATCCCTACTGCTTTGGTTAGATACCAACGTGAGGACTTTGCTGCTAGTTATGCTATAGGTAATACACCTTGGTTATCTGCTGCCTCAGACAACAACCGTATTAGTCGTATTACTACGACATACCAGAAAGAACGTATTGACCAGAGTGCGACTGCTGGTGAGCAGTCGTTATCTAACTGGTGGTTGAGATCTGCTACCTCATGGCATCATGGTGCGGGCGAGCGTTACTATGACGCAGAGTCAAGTGATCTATATAGATACTATGAATCAAACAACATAGATCCTTGGACTATTGGTGAGCTTAAGTTATTACCAGCAACCACACAGTTAAGTACATCTGGTGCTACCCATCCAGCCACAGTATCTGGCGGTACATTCTTTATACAAAGCGGGCTGGTTAAATTTTATGATGGAACTACAACTACATCAACCTCTTTAGCAACATCTGTTACTGCACAAACATTAACATCAGATGGAGTATATGCATTAGTTGGTGCTAGTGATGGTATTTACCAAGTAAGCACAGCATTAGCTGTAACCAAACTATGGAGCAAGCCAGTATCTACAACTACAATTACTGTTCAAGCTATTGGTTATGTTAAAGATCGTATTATTGCTGGTGTTAAACATGATAGTGTAGATGTACATTTATATGAATTATCTCGTAATCCAAGTTCACCACCTGCCACTATGTCTAATAGCGAAGACAGGTTTTCATATCCAAATACATCATTAGTATTTAATTCTGTATCAGAGTTACCTAGTTCTATTACTGTTGGATATACCCAAGGTACTGTATCTAAAGTTCAATCTTATACAATCAGTTTGACATCACCATTAGCTGCAATTAATGATCCAATTATCATCGCTGAATTACCTAGAGGTGAAACACTAAATCAGATTCGTATTTATTTAAATGAGTTTGTTGTTCTTGCTACATCTAAAGGTATTCGTGTAGGAACTATATCTACAGATGGTGCATCATTTACATATGGACCACTTAATGTAGAAGGCAATGTCTCTGACATAGCCTTTGATCAATCATATGTATACGGAACCAGAGATTATCCAATCTCTGGATCTACTGGTTTATGGAGAATTAACCTAGGTCAAGTTGTAGGAAACGGTTATGCCTATGCATCTGACTTGGTTGTTGACAGCAGTTCAATAACTGGTATTTCTTTTATTGGAACCAGTGGTCGTAAGTTTATTACAACAAGCACTGGAGTTTGGGTTGAATCCGCTACAGTTAAAGCCACATCTGGTTATTTAAAATCTGGCTGGATTAGATGGGGAACTAGCGAAAGAAAACAACCAGTATCATTATTACTTAACTCAGATCCAGACAGCACTGGAACTCTAGGCTTTACTGTTGAAGATCAAGATGACCAATTAATATCTATTGGTTCTGTTCCATTAGGAATGAGCACTGAAATTACATTAGCTGGTTATATACAACCAGCAGATCATTTTGAAATTACATTTAACTTAACTCGTGATTCATCTGATACTACCAAATCACCTGTACTAGAAGAGTGGCAGATACGTGCATTACCTGCACCACAAAGATCTAGAACATTAACTATTCCGTTACTATGCTATGAAGAGGAGCGTGACCCTAATGGAAATACAAGAATTTCAGTTCCATGGGAAAGAATCTCATACCTTGAACGTGTTGAGCAAAATGGTGGAGCAGTCTTGTTCCAAGACTTTTCAAGTGGAGAAGAAAGAATCTGTGTTATCCGTGCTATTCAATTTGAGCAAGCAGCACCTCCCACTTTTGCGAGCGGGTTCGGTGGAATAGTAACTGTTCAGTTACAGACTATAGATACTGAACAAGTAATTGCTTGATGGATACAAATAAATTATTAACACTTGTTGGACCAGATGAAAGAAGTGAGCTAGTTACGAAAGTTCGTATAGCTCTTAATGTTGCTGGCGATGATGTGCTTGATGCTCCCCTACAGGAAATGTTAAAAGGGTTGCAGCGTCGCCTTGACATCCCAGCAGTCGGGTGCATCAATATAGCCACGCTGGATGCGCTCGCAGTTGCTCCACCAGAATGGTAGGGCGAGAAGAGAGGGGGATCTTAATTGATCCCCCTCTTTTTTTATTTAATAAGCAGACTTATCTTTCTTTAAAATTCTTATTGCCCAATCTAATCCCTGATTAAATCCATCCATCCACTCTTTATCTTTGTGGTCATCAGGAAGATGCGTCTTCGCATCTTCTATTCGTTTAATAAACTCTTCCATATATCTTTCACGGCTCGCCATCGAGGCGAGCCTTTCCCACCCACCACCCTTCAACCTTATCAGATTATTGGTAAAAATTACAGGTGTGTCGTTACCTGAGATTGTCAGTATCTTGGTTTATTATTTTAGCATGAACGAACTTCCCCCTCATAGATCTTATAGCCAGTTATCTACTTGGCAATCCTGTCCACAAAAATACTATCTAAGCAAAGTGGCTATGGTTCCAGAGAAGCCTGCAGTATATCTTGCTGCTGGTTCTGCGGTTCACTCCATGTTGGAGTGGTTGAACCATGAGCTTTACAAGAAGCAACTTGACAATTGATCAACGTGGTATACCAAGCAATGAGTGTATCAACTGTGGCTCAAACATACAGGTCATCCGTGCAATATTCCAAGATTATGAATTGGTTATGTGGTTTCTTGATTCCTTCTGTGCGAACTGCGGTTCGCCTATGACAGCACCTACCCCTGTGGATAATCCAGATTACATTAGAGGTGACGATGACCTCGATTGATTTGACACAGAAGTGGCTTGAGGTATTTAATGATGCCGTCAAGGAAGTCGAAGAGAAATCTGGTATTCCCTCGATAGAGTGGAAGACGGCTGGACGTAAGACCACCTTGCGTCCAGACGGAGAAGATCTATCATTCTGGCAAAGTGATGGACTCAAGCAGGTTGAGGCTTATCAGAAATGGTATGAGTCATCTGGTTGGAAAATTGCTACGATGCCCGATGGTCGTCCTGGAATCGAATGGGCTGCTGATGTTCACTTCGGGGGAACACCAGTTCGCTTTATTGTAGATGCGATTTACCAAGTGGGGGAAGACTTGGTAATCGTTGATTACAAGACAGGTTCTAGGACACCATTTGGCATGATACAAGCAGGCTTGTATGCATCTGGTATTGAAAAAGCTTTAGGTGTACGCCCTAAGTGGGGTGCATTCTTTATGACTAGACAAGGTACGCTTGACGATCTTATAGATCTGTCGCACCTAACAATAGATTATTTTGATTATGTATTTGGTGCAATGAACCATTCGGTATTGAACGGATGGTTTCCACCATCCGTAGGTGATTCATGTCGGATGTGCTCGTTCCAAGATAAATGCCCAGCGATGGGCAGTAAAGATTTCCCACTGCAAATACCAACAACAAAGGGAAAGAAAGGACGAACGTAGATGACTGAATCTAAGTTCTCATATACAGGTAAACTAAACAGCACAGACCTATTCACTGTCCGAGGTGATAGTGCTGAAGAGTTTGCTACTAACATGATGGCTGCTATTGAGGCAATCAAAGCAGCAACAGAACTACAGACCGCACTTGGTGGTCGTGGTGGTATGACATCAATGGATAAGGCAGTACAAGCTTTATCTAATGGTGGATTAAATCCAACCGTAGTTAGTTCTGGTCCTACTTCTATTGAAGTAGTTAAAGACAAGTATGGTAATGAATGGACATATGGACATCCAGATGCTCCTGATCTACCAGATGGTCGTGGCAAGTACGCCAAGAAGAAGGGTACTAGCAAGGCTGGCAAAGCATACGTAGGTTGGTTTGATCCTGCTAAAGGACCAAAGCCATTTACAGTAGGCGCAGTCGAAGCCGAAACAATCTGGACTAAGTAATCCATGCGTACCTTATTGCAGGTAGTAGGAGTCGAATCTCCAGCAGGGCATGCCCTTCCTGAGATTCTTCCTCAACTCACTGGTAACCAAGTTGTATTCCGTCAGGCACAACTACACTTGGTAGCAGCACAACCAGGTGGTGGTAAGACCATGCTTGCTTTATGGTACGCAATTACATCCAAGACTCCAGCGTTATACTTTTCAGCAGACTCTGATTCTCGAACGATTGCCCTTCGTGCAGGTGCGATCCTTATGGATAGATCAGTAACTGATGTGGAAAGAATGATGGACTCGGAGGCATCCGTCCTCCTAGAGGATGCACTGGCTGATGGTGCTGCACATATTCGTTTTAGTTTTGATCCGTCTCCTTCTTTGCAAGACATTGAAGAAGAGATCGAAGCTTGGATTGAATTGCACGGTGCTCCACCATCAGCAATTTATATTGATAACTTAATGAACGTCGCTGCAGTCAGCGACAATGAGTGGACAGCATTGCGTGATGCAATGTCTGCATTTCACTACATGGCTAGAGAATATGAATCAGCATTCATAGTTCTGCACCATGTATCTGAAAATGAAAAGATGTCTAAGCCTAACTACCCAGCACCACGTAAAGCTTTAATGGGTAAGGTGTCAGCCTTACCTGAATTGGTATTGAGTGTAGCGTTAGATGCTATTGGTAATGTGTATCGAGTAGCAGTTGTAAAGAATCGCCATGGTAAGGCTGATCCAACTGCAGAGAACTATGTAACTTTATCTGTTGAACCAAGTCATATGAGTTTATATAACTCACCTGCTGAGTTGGCTAGAGCAAGGACTATGCGACAATGGCAGTAATAGAATTAACTGAAGATGAGATCATGGATTCACTTAGGTTTATCCACAGGGTAAGACAGAACAAGAAGGAGTTTGATGTTACGGATCGTAAGTTTGATAAAAATAATTCCTCGTATTCCGTTAATCTTATGGGTAGGTTGGGTGAGGTGGCGTGTTCTAGGGTCCTTGGGTTACCGACGGATGACTCGATTGCGCCTGGCGGTGATAACGGACACGACCTCCAGACGTTACTGGGAAGATCTATACAGGTTAAGACGTCGACACTACCGCAATTAATATTTAATGCACCAGAATTATTTATTTCAGATGTAGCCGTACTTGTAAAATTTTCTGGGGATAAACAACTTCCACATGTGGATAGTTTATTTGATGTAATTGGTTGGACAACACGAGAAAATTTTCTTGCTAATCATTACTTGCATGACTATGGTTACGGCACTCGGTTAGTAATGGACGCTAATCAACTACAACCAATAGAGGTACTCGTCGATGAAATATCCAGACTTCACTAGTGCAACATGCAGAGGTATCGGTTTAGAATTTTTTTTCCAAGAACACAGCACTGCATCTAGTAGTGAAGAACGGAAAGCTAAAGCACTTTGTAAAGAGTGTCCAGTAATGCAAGCTTGTTTAGATTGGGGTCTTGCTCATGAATCGTTTGGTATTTGGGGTGGTACTTCACCAAGAGAAAGAATGCGAATCAGAAAGAAACGTAACATGATTGTCCAACAAATATTGGTAAGTGATTATGTCAACACCAAGTAAACGCAAAGGCTCACAGTATGAGCGTGATGTAGCCAAGTGGTTAGTCGCTAATGGTTTCCCTTGTGCTGAGCGGGCGTATGGTGCTGGTCGCCATGATGATGTTGGGGATATTGATGGGATAGATGGTGTTGTAGTAGAATGTAAGAATGAAAAGAAGATAGATCTCTCTGGGTATCTGAAAGAGTTAGACAATGAAATGACTCATGCAGATGCCGAGACTGGAGTGGTGCTAATAAAAAAGCGTGGCACTACAAATGTCTCAGAGTCGTATGCAGTAATGCCAGCGCAACTCTGGGTCGATCTGCTTAAACAGGCAGGTTACAATGGACATAGATAACAAGGTGACAGTTAGTTATCAAATGAAACGAGGTAACTATGCGGTTGATAGTAATGACCGTATTGAGTATGTTGATAGTGATATCAACACCAGCGTTAGCCGACTCTCCTCATCCAACAATAGAGCAAGTGCTCTCGACATTGGACAAAGAGGAAGCGTTGGAGCTAGCGATAAGCACGGTAACAACGGACAAACGAGAGGCTGCTTGTGCGAAGAAGATTGCGTACAAAGAGAGCCGTTACAACATCGACTCGTACAACAAATCGAGTGGTGCTCGTGGAGTATGGCAGTTACTCTGGGCAAAGCCAGGGTGGTCACTACTCAAACAAACATCAGAAGCACACGAGTATGTGCTTCATCGGTACGGAACTTGGTGCAAGGCGTACGAGTTCCATCAGGAAAGGAATTGGTATTAAGTGAATCAACCTGAATTTCTTGAAGCAGTCTTTAATCATTATGGTTTAACCTTGCCACAAGGGGAGAAGTCTATTCTCTGTCCAGTGCATGATGATTCTCGTAAGTCTGCTTCAGTTAATTCAGAGAAGGGCGTCTGGGTATGTTATGCCTGCAACAGTAGTGGTTCTGGTATACACATAATCATGGCTCGTGAAAAGCTAACATACTCAGAAGCTCGCAAGTGGGCAGAAAAAAATATAGGAACAGAGAAGAGTAAAGAGTTTGCCACGCCAGTGCGTGGCAGACGACGAACCAATGGACGGTGGACACCGCCAAGATTGCGGAAGTAATGACCACGATAATTGGTATACAAAAGAATGATCACTGCATTATTGCAGCAGACTCTAGAACTACCACAGAAAAAGGTAGACCATACTCTCATCCTATAGTTACAAAGATTACTAAACGTGGTAAGTATTTAATTGCTGGTGCTGGTACAACCATGCCTTGCGATACGATCCAGCATGTATGGAAACCACCAGCTTTACCAGTATCAATTAAAGATCCATATCATTTTATGATTACAGATGTAATACCAAGTATGCGTGAATGCTTGAAGGATGCTGGCTGGGTAGCAGATGATAAGTCAGAAGACTATGAGTTTTTATTTTTGATTGCAGTTAATGGAGTCATCTATGAAATAGATGATACCTTCTCAGTATTCTTGCGTGATGATGGGGTGTATGGGATAGGGTCAGGATCTTCTTATGCAATAGGTGCGGTACAACAAGGCGCAACTTGGCGTAAGGCGTTGCAGATAGCAGCGAAGAATGATGTGTATACTGCACCTCCATTCTTAATGCATAGACAGGAGAAGAAATAGTGGGCAGACTAGGTGTTCATATAGGGTTCAATAGAATTTATTGTTGGGGTCTTGGCATTAACTATCACACTATGACTTCAGTGTATGAGGACTTAGATTCTCTTGATTTGATTGAGTATGTAGATGCAAGAGTAATGCGTATTGATTTATTATTTTGTTATATAAACTTTACTATGTGGGCGAAGCAGGAGTGGGATGAGAACTAATCCAAAGCTAATTGAACTCTGGACTAGGGCAGCCAAGCAATACCACGAGAGCCTTGCTGGTTCACCAGCAGAGTCTTATCTAAAAGAACGTGGGATTCTTGATGGTGCTAGTCGGTTCATGCTTGGATATGTAGCAGAGGTAGCACCTGGGCATGAGGATAGGATCAAGAACCATCTATCTATTCCTTATATAACTGAGGCTGGTGTAGTTGGATTCAAGTTCCGCCGTATAGATGGTGGCGATCCTAAGTACATGATACCTACTGGTCAGAAGCACCACCTATATAATGTTGATGCAATACTTAATGCCATTAACAAAGTACTAATAGTAGAAGGAGAAATAGATGCAATCAGTGCAACACTTATTGGTCATCCTGCTGTCGCTGTTGCAGGAGTTAACGCTTGGAAGCCTCACTTTGCTCGTTGCTTTGATGGGATAGGTACAGTAGTAATCTGTACTGACAACGATGCTAAAGAAGATGGCTCAAATCCTGGGCAAGAACTAGCCAGAAGATTACAAGATGCAATACCTCAAGCTGTCCGTGTGTCGTTACCACCTGACAGTGATGTCAATAGTATAATTTGTACCCAAGGAGCACAAGCATTGACTGACTTAGTCAATGCAATCAACTAAGAAAGGTGCTCCGTTGGCGACTGAAAAATCTGACCAGCTAATCCTTGAGTTCGAAGAGGATGCTCAAAAAATATATGATGAGTTGCTGGCAATACTTGTAAAGAAACAAATAGATTATGGTCCATTCAATATCTGGAATGCACCTGGCGGTGCAACCAATGGGTTAATGGTTCGTATGTCAGACAAGTTAGAGCGATTAAAGAATCTGATATACAAGAATGTTAAACCTAATAATGAATCTTTAGAAGATTCATTTGTTGATATTGCAAACTACGCAATCATTGCACTGATGGTGCAGCGTGGAGTATGGGCTAAGCATGCCAAGAAATCGGAATAAAACTTACGAGGAACAACGGATCTCAAGGATCCGTTCCTACGGAATAAGTGTTGATGATTATAATCGTATGCTTGAAGAACAAAACGGCGGATGTTATATCTGTGGAAAGTCTTATGCGAATCGTGCTCTTGATATTGATCACGACCATACAACTGGAGAAGTTCGGGGTCTCTTGTGTTCGGTTCACAATAGAGTCTTAGGTTTACTCAATGATGATCCAGATATGTTGATGGCAGCACATGCTTACTTGGTTAAAAAACGTGGATGAACTAGACCGAAGTCATCCTATATGGGATGAGGTCAATGAGATCACAACATCTCTGGCTTGGCATTTATCTAAACGTTACCATAGATTCGTGGAGCTTGACGAT